GGGGCGTTCCAATCGGTGGAAGCCGAAAATACGGTGAAAAGATCTTCACGCCGAATGGCGTGAATCTTCAGTATTTTCGGTTGGAGCCTACCCCTTTGGGGTCTGAAAGGGGCGAGCAGCCCCTTTCTCGTTGCGGGGAGAGGGGTGTCCAGAGGGAGAGAGGGGGGAGTCGAAACACCCCTCTCACCCTCTGGCCCAGCGGAGCGACCCCGGCGGCGATGCAGCTTGCAAAAGGCATCAGACCTGCCCTACGCGGCCGCCCTCTGCGTGGGAAGCAGCATCAAAGCCGTTTGTCAAGAGTAAATGCACAAAAAAGCAAAAATAATTTTACGAGGCCAGAATGAGGGCCATTTCCTCGCGGAAAAGCTGCTCGGAGCACAGATAACCGAACATTTTCCGCGGGTAGTTGTTGAGCCACGCCTCGATCCGCTTGGTTTCCTCGTCTGAGATTGTGCTGAGGTCGGTGCCCTTCGGAACGTGCCGCCGGATTAGGCCGTTTTGGTTTTCGTTGGATCCGCGCTCACTCGGCCGGTAGGGGTGGCAGTAGTAGACCTCGGTGCGGGCGCCCTTGCCGCTTGCGCTTCGCTCAATCCCGGCAGCGTCGGCAAACTCGCAGCCGTTGTCGCAGGTGATGGATCTGAATACCTTCGAGAACAGGTCGCCGTACTTGGCCTCGAGCCCGTCGATCGCAGCGACGACGCTGGCGGCCGTCTTGTCCGGCGACGGTATAATGAGCTCCCAGCGCGTTTTCCGCTCGGTCATCACGATGTAGGTGTTGCTGACGCCTTGGCAGCTTTCGACGCTGTCCATCTCCCAGTGTCCGAAGGTGCTGCGGTTGTTGATGTGCTCGGGCCGCTCCTCGATGCTCCGGCCCGCAGGCTTGCGCGGCATAGATCCGGCCGGGCGTTCCGGCTGGTGGCGCTTGCCGTGCTGCGGCAGCATGGAGACGGTCAGCTCGTCGCCGAAGATCTCGCCGCGGATGTAGTTGTAGGCGGTGCTCGCGCAGATGTGCGTCTTGAAGGGCCAGCCCTTCACCTCGGCCTCACCGATCGCAGCCTCCGGGCTGTACTTCTCGTCGCGGATCTTGACGATCAGGTAGTCGGCCAGCTCGTGATCGTTGCCGATTTTCAGATCCGGGCCCTTTGCGCGGAGGTTGGCCTCATAGCGGGCCTGTGCTCCGTCCGGGTTGTATCTGGTCTCGGTGGTGTAGTCGCTGTTCAGGTGCTCATAGGTGCATCGCTTCAGCTCCCGGTAGATGGTCGTATGATGTACGCCGAGCTCTTTGGCGATGTCGGTCGGCTTCATTCCTGCGCGGATGAAGGCGTCGAGCTGGATCCGCTTGGTCGGTGTCAGATGGCTCCAGTGCTGTCCCATTGTGTT